GAGAAGAATTCGGGGCCGGCCACTGGACGGGGGTTCGATTCCCCCCATCTCCACCCTACACCCCGGAATCTCATTGTGATTCCGGGGTTTTTACTGCGCTTGCAACGATTTCCACCCGCCCACTGCCCCGGGCGCATGTATCAGGATGTATCAGGGTGTACCATCGATAGTGGCGCAGGCGTGGCGCAGGCAGTGGAAAAAGATTCTGCGCCACTCGACATGGAGGAGGACACATGAGCGGCCGCCGATCGTTCGGCTCGATCCGCAAGAATCGCTCGGGCAGGTACGAGGCCCGCTACACCGGACCTGACGGCGGCAAATACACTGCCGGACGCTCGTTCGTCCGCAAGGGCGACGCCGGCGCCTTCCTCGCTCGCACCGAGGCCGAGATCAGCGCCGGGCACTGGACCAGCCCCAAGAAGGCCCGCGAGCGCGAGCGCACCGAAGGGCAGGCTGTCGCGCGCGCGGCGACGACGTTTGCCGAGTGGTCGGCGCGGTGGCTCGCCTCGCTCGAGCGACTGGGCCGCACGCCAAAAACGATTCAGACGCACACCTATCGGATGCGACGCCTTGTCGAGTGGTTTGGAACTCAGCCGCTCAGCTCAATCAGCGTCGAGGATGTGGATACCTGGTACCAGGATGTCTGGCGCGAGCACGGGCCAGGCGTCGCCCGCCCCGTCTACATGACTCTCTCCGCGTGCATGAGCGCGGCGGTTAAGGCTGGGCACGTAGAGGCGACGCCTTGCCGCGTTCCGGAAGGGCAGAAGCACGTGCCGACGCGGGATCGTGAGCGTCAGGTTGCTACTCCCGAGGAAGTCCAGGGCGCGGCGAACGCCATGCCCTCTCATTTGCGCGTCGCCGTGCTACTCGCGGCGTGGTGTCAGACCCGCCTCGGCGAGGCAATCGGCCTACAGCGACGCGACCTCGACCTCGACGCCACGCCGCCGAGCCTGCGGATTGAGCGTCAGGTGCAGTACCTGACTGGTGTCGGCCCGGTCGAGACCCCACCGAAAAGCGCGGCTGGTGTGCGTGAGATCGTCATCCCCGCTTCCCTCGTGCCCGCGCTACGCGCACATCTCGACATACACGTCGATGCTGCGCCTACGTCCTGGCTCCTGCACCCCGAGAGCACTCGGGGTCTGCCGATCCACCCAAACTCCCTGCGCGCGTCCTGGGAGAAAGCACGCACCGCTGCAAACATCCCATGGTTCAAGTTCCACGACCTCCGGCATACGGGCCTGACAATCTTCGCTCAACAGGGCGCTACTCTTGCCGAGCTCCTCCACCGAGGCGGGCACAGCGACGTAGACGTCGCGCTCAGGTATCAACACGCGACCCGCGAGCGCGATGCAGCGCTGACAGCGAGGATGGACTCGCATGTTCTTGCCTGATCACTAGTGTTTTCATGAAAGAAGGCCCCCACCACCCGAGCACTGGGTGGTGGGGGCCTTCCTCGTCGACGCGGATACGCCTACGGATGGACGAGGGAGGGGTACGAGGCCATCAGCCCCGTCGCTCCCTTCGCGAGCGCTTGGCGCGCCTGCGAGTCATTGACGATGATGTGCGCGATCGTCGGCTTGCCCGAAGCATTCAGGCGATTCCACACGTCCGCGCCGGCGCTCCACTCCATCCCGATGACATCCCACTGGGAGAAGTCCGAGGCCGCGACCTCGTTCGGGTAGAGCATCGCCATGACCTTGTAGCCACGGGCCTTCGCGCGCTTTGCTCCGGTCCCCTTCGCAAAGACCTTCCACAAGACCCTGCGCTCCGGATGGCCACCGAACGTCGTGTCCAAGTAATCGAACAGCTGCTCTTCGGCCGCCAGGTCACCCGGATTGCGCTGGTCCTCCGAAGACGTGGTCTTGTGGTCGATCGCGAGCACGATGTCATCCGGCACCTGATCGATAATGTCCGTCAGGCGCATGAACCCACCCGAGGCCTGGCGGAGCGTGCGCAGCGTCGACCACGGCGTGTTCCAAATCTGGTAGTCCGTGCCCGGCACGGTCCTCGATGTTTTCCAGTCGTGAATAGCGATGAACTCGCCCGAGGCGCACCTCCGCACGGACAACTCGAGCGCCTTAAAGCCGGCGCGCAACGAGGCATTGAGGCCAGCATGCGTGAACTCGGGATATTCGGTGCCGCCCATCCTATGACTGATGTAGAACGGGCGCCGCGACAGGAAGGCCGTCACCACGTCTTCGCCGGCAGGGATCACCGGCGTTGACGGCGCGCGCCGCGACAGGCTCACATCCCCGCCCGCGCGGCGACGCATCCTCACAACCCCCGGCAAGTCCCCGCCCGCGCGGCGACGCTCGTAAACAACGAGGTCAGGCATGCGCGATCACCTGCACCGCGAGGCCGTTGGACCCCTGCGCGTTCGGATACGTGACGACCAGGTCCACCGGCTGCGAGCCCATGCGGCGAGCCAACGTCACCGTCTGATAATTCACACCCTCCTGCGCCGCGAAGGCCAGCTTTTCCCAACCAGCGGAGACAGTCACCTGCTCCGAGGACTCAACTGCACTCGTCCGCTCGAACGCGAACCCCAGCACCACACCCTCGCCCGCGAGCGCGGGAGCCGTGCAGGTCGTGGTCTCCGTCGGCGGGGCCTGGCGCTTCTTGACGTCGCCCGCCTTGATCGTGGAGGCTCCTCGGATCGAGGCCGCAGCCCAGCCAATCTCGGCGACCTGGCTCATCGTCAGAGTGACGGTGGGCGCCCACGGACCAGTGATAACGACGGCGCGCATGGTGCCGACCCAGTAAGGGTCAACGATCTGTTCCCAGCCCTGGGGCAGAGTGAGATTTGCGGGCGTGCCCTGGGCCTTCTCGTTGAGGCCGATGACGATCTTGTCTCCGGCCTTGCCATCGACCTTGACTGTCACGGTCTGTCCGACGACCTGCCCGGCTGCGGAGTTGACGAGCGTCGGTCCCACAGCGGGGGCGGGGCCAGGTTGCGGGGTGGGCGCGGGGGTGGCCCCGGAGACGAGGAAGTAAAGCGTGCCGTCCGGCAGGGCCTGCGCTTCGGCCTCCGTGGAGCACACAGTGATGCCGACACGCTTCAGCGCTTCGGTGAGCTCGGCCTTGGTAGCCAGGCCCGTAAGATCACTCGTGTGGGCCACGCCCGCCACGTCGGCCTTAGTGGCCAGGCCCGTGAGTTCGGCCTTGGTAGCCAGGCCCGTGAGATCACTCGTTCGGGCGACGCCCGCTACGTCGGTCTTGGTGGCGTATCCGGCGAGGTCGGCGCGGCTCGGGAGGTCAGCGACCTGCTGGCGTGTGGCGTATCCGGCGAGGTCGGCGCGCGTAGCCAGGGCTGCGAGGTCGGTGCGCTTGGCGTATTCGGCGAGGTCGACCTTGCCGCCGGCTGACGCTCTGGCGAGTTCTTCCTTGGTAGCGAGCGGTTCGATGGCCTTCGCGATCGCTCGATCTGTGCCTTGCTTCGTATAGAGCGTGGGCTTTGCCATGGTTAGCCTCCGATTGTGATTGTGTCCCCGTCGTCAGAGACAACTCCGCTGATGGTTGCTGTGTCCCCGTCACCGGAGACATTCACGTCTGGGGTGCCGGGGTGGGGTGCCGGGGTGGGCGTCGCCTCGCCGGAGAACACGCTGGCGAGCGTGTAGGCCATACCGGGCTTCAGCGTGACTGTCGCTTCGCGCAGGGTCCGGCCGGGGACGCTGAGGCGCAGGTGGACCTGCGTCGGTTCCGTGAGGTCGAGGGGCAGCATGATCTGTCCGCGGGGGTTTGCTGCCCGCGAGACGGGGCCGACGGCCATCATGGACGTGGCTTCCCCCGTCTGTGTTTTCAGGGTCGCCGTGATGTAGGCGAGGTGTTCGGGTGAGCCGTCGAGGCGCGTGACGTTTCCGCTCACTGTCGTTCCTCCCATTTGTCTACCTTCTCCTGCAGTCTGTCGAGGCGCTCATGCAGTCGGGCGTGGGCGTCATGGGCATGCTCGTCAATGGTGCGCTGCGAGGACTCGCGGGCTGTCCGCTCGTCGTGGAGCTCAGCGGCCATCTTGGAGCCACGCTCATCGATTCGTCCGACGCGCGCCTGCACCGAGCTGAGGCTCTCGCTGTGCGCGTTGAGCGTTGCCTCCATTCGGGCACCCTGATCGAGGAGACCCGTCACCTGCTTTGACAGAGCGCCGATCTGGTCCGAGACGACCCAGACAGTCTCAATCGCCTTGTCGAGGTCGTCGCGGACGTTCGTGTCGTGGTTGTTCTTGATTTCCTTGTCCGCGCTCTTCGCCGCATCACGAGCCTCGGACGCGGTCTCCGAGATGTGCGCAAGCCGCGCGTCGAACAACCTGCCGACGTACCGTAGACCCGCGACGACTGCCGCGGCGGCAGCGCCAATGATGGCAACAACCGCCGCGACAATCGCTGTGACGACCTTCGGGTCAGCAATAATGTCAACCACGTGCGCTGTCCGGCTTACCCGTCAGCTCATCGAGCGGCTGCCCGCCCGGAGTCGCGGCGCCCACCCAATCAAGGATGCTCGCGCCGTTAATACGGAGCGCCGACAGCATTGTGTAGACCGACCAGGCGACGCCCAGGAACACGCTCATCTGCGTGACCAGCAGACGCCACGTCGCCGGGTACGAGCCGGAGACCCACACGGCTGCAGTCGTGACGAGAGCGACCGCGACGAGGAGCACCACGCGGCGGCGGCGCGTCCACCACGGCTTGTCCAGCGCGGCCTGCACCATCGGCCAGATGAGGCCGATAACCACCGTCGTGATGAAGGGGTCCGCTTGAAGCCCCATCAACAGCTTATCCATCTCAGTCTCCCTTCTCCGCGCCCGCGAGCGCCTGGTTGATTGCCGCGTTGGTGACGGCACCGTAGTATTCGTCGACCTCGACGCCGACCGCGCTTTGCAGCTGGCCGACCACGCGGTCGTGCGCCAAGTCCGAGTCATCGCCCCAGATGCCGTCCGGGTCGGCTCCGATGATCGACTGGACGTATTCGACGCCCAGGGGGAACTGGCGGCCGCCCCACGAGCTCGCCGCCACGACCGCGTACACGCGGCGCGTGGTGTCGGGACCGAGGACGTTGTCCGCGTCCGCGCCAACCGCGCGCTGGATTCCTGTGATGTCCGTGTAGCCGCCGGATGAGCCGGTGGCCGCGTCGGAGTAATAAGGGCGGATGACCGCGCACACGGCATCCCAGTCGCGGGACCGGCGGTAGACTCCACCGCCGTTGGACTGGGAGCCCGCAGCTCCCGAGGAGGTGTTGCCCTCGATGGTCTGCACCCACGACCCGTAGTTCGCTTCGACCATGCCGACGTGGTCGGCCACGCCGTCCCCGTCCCAGTCGAAACAGATCAGGTCACCCGGGGCTGCGCTCGACGGATCGACGAGCTGGCCGGCCGACCGCGCGGCGTTGATACCGTATGGCACGTAGGCGAAATCCCCTCCGGGGATCACCGAGTTACCGTCGTCATCGGTGAGGCACCACGAGGCAAACATGGCGCAGAACGGGACGCCGCTCTCGCCGTAGTATGCGCCGTGGCGCTCGGCGTACCAGCGGCCAAACGCCGAGCCCGGCAGGGGGTCATCCCACCGCGAGTAGCCGATCTGGCTCGCGGCCCAGGCGAGCGCCTTAGATGCTGTCATGCTCATCGCGTGACCTCCTCGTAGGGGAACTCGATGGGCGTGACAACGTCGACCGGAGTGTCGGTCGCCGGAGGCATGGACTCCATGAGTTCTTCGATAGTCATTTCCATATGTCTCTCCTCAATCGGGTAGACGAAACCCCCCGGACGGGATTGTCCGAGGGGCGAGTTCAGTTGTCGGCGGTCAGTAGCCAAGCGCCATCCACGCGAAGGAGTGGCGTTCCTCCGTGGTCACGCCGGGGAGCATCGGCCTGAAGCCGCTCTTGTCCAGCACGTCCACACAGAACTGCCTGCCGTTCTTGAAATTCCAGCCGGCCGGCCCCGATCCATACAGCGGCGTGATGGACACCGATACGCACTCATGCGGGAACGGGGTATTGAAGTTCACGCGCGGCATGTAGAGATTTCCGAACGCGACCTCAGCGCTGCCCACAGCGACTCGGCCGCCCTTGATGAGGCCGGGCTGGACCGTCGGACTCAGGCCCGCACCCACGGGCATATCCCCGACCGCCGAAAGCTCCATCTGCAGATTCGACTCTGCCGCCCACGCGCGACCATCCCACACCCTCACGGCATTAAGGTCGGTCCTCCACACGTAAACAGGCTGAGCCGCCGAGGCCACCAGGCCAACAGCCGCGAGCGCGGACACGTACTGCGCCGCCGCCGTTTCGGAGGCACACGCCTTGTAGGAGGGGATAGACAGGGACAGGGCCAGCAGGTCCTGGCGCTGTGCGGGGTCAGTGGGTGAGGGGACGCGGTGTCCCCGCTGGTCGAGGTAGCTCATGAGTGTCCTATCGGGAGGTGTAGGTGATACGGATTGAGAGGCTGTCTCCGGCGGCCTGGACGCCGCCGTATGTCTGTCCGACGAGGGCGAGGCCAGCTCCCGGTGTTAGGAGCTGGGCGGCTATGCGTGTGACGTCGACGGTCAGAACTGTGGTGCCCACCTGGACGGGGGCGCTGATCGTCGCGCCCGCCTGGACGGGGCCGGTGTCCGAGTAGGTTGCGGCCGCGATCTGCGCTGACCATGCGGCTGACGTCGGATGTGGGCGGAGCGTCAGCGTGGCGGCCGTGATCGTGATACGTCCGAGTGCCTCGGCTTGCCGGCCGTATGTGGCGAGCCCTGTGAGGCGGGGGCCGCCTGTGTTTCGCTGCCAGGCTCCGCCGCCGCCGTGCCGGGTCCACGAGGTTCCGTCCCACGTGCCCGCCCACTGTGGGATCAGCACGGCTTCACTCACTGTCCGTGTCGGCGCGGTCAGCTGTTCCCACTTGGGGAGGGGGTTCTCTGGTTTGGGCGCTGGCCCGAGCGCGTGCAGTGCCCGCCCCGTGTCGGGGTCGAGCAGGACGTGCGCTGTTTCGACGCCGGTCCAGTTGACTGCGGTCGCTGAAATCTGGATCGGCGGGCCACCGTACAGGCTGACGTTGAGGGCGCGGCCGCCCTCGATGAGGCTGACCACGCGCGCGATGGCGGTCGGGGACCTGTCCGATCCATAGCGGGGAGGTAGATCGTCGGGCACCGTCGAGATCAGGTCCATCACGGGGCTGCTCACACGCTCACCTCCACGTCGGTCTTTTGCGTGCCCTTGTAGGTGAGGGGCACCTCGTATGCGGAGACGGTCCCCCACATCGTCTTCGTGGACGCAGCGTCCACCGGCCGCGTGGCAATCTCGACGTGTGCGTCTAGGCGGATGCGTGGGTCCGGGGCGTGCTGGACGGGGACCTTGATCTTCTTCCTGACCGAGTCTGCGAGCATGGCCTCGGCTGTGCGCTTGGCCTGCTCGTAGCTCGTAATCAGCGGGGATGAGAAGAAGCGCGGCACGGTGCCGTAGGGTCCATCGACTCGCATCGGCCCCGTCAGCTGATCGGCGATCGCCTGGAACGAGGGCGCGCCCTCGTCAGAGCTTTGCTGTCCCCTAGCGACCACGCGGTTGTAGACCTTGTCTCGGCTTACCGAGGCCGCCACACCGACGACCGTGCCGTCCTCCCCATCCGAGAGGCGCAGCGCCGGCCGCGAGGTCGGCGGCGAAGTCGGCGGGGACAGATACATGATGCCGTCGCCGCCCTCACGCACTGTCGCAGGCCAGGCTTTCGCGATCTCGTAGACAGCGTCGATGCGGCTCTCACCCCAGGACATCGAGGGGCAGGGCCTGTCTCCGAGCGCCGGATCAATGATCACGCCGATACGTGCGCCGACCAGGCGGCGCAGCTCTGACGCGAGCGTGCCCGCCGGGTCCGGTGCCATCGGCTCTGTCAGCCTGTCTTCCTCGAGGCGCTGCATCAGGCTCTTGCCCGTCACCCTGACCGTTGACGGTCCCGGCTCTACCGAAGTGATGAGGAACCTCCCCATCGGGATCGTCCACCAGCCCGCGCCGACGAGCGAACTGACCGTCATACTCACGTGCAGGACCTGCCCGTAGCAGCCAAGCGGGTGGTCTGGGTCTACGGGGTCCCAGTCGCGCCAGTCCTGCCCCTGCGCTGCGCCCACACGCGGGACCGTCAGGGACAGGGTGCCCTGCACCTGCTGGCCAGCGTCCCACGCCACCGACCCGTCCTCGACGGGGACCTCTCCCAGGTACTGCGACCCCAGCCAAGACTCCACGGTGGCAGACACCGAGTAGCCCGAGGTCAGCAGATCCTCCGGGATCTGTTCGACGTCGGCCGGCATGCTCATGCGTCCTCCTGCCAGATAGTCCTGTCGAACTGATCCCACGGCCACCGACGAGCATCCAGGCCACTCCACGTCAGACGACGCTTATCGAAGTCGTTCCACGTCGACAACGTCAACGTGGTGTTCGGCTGCGGCAGATCGACGATCGTGCCCTTCAGCTGCCAGATGCGCTCAGCGACGTCGAGACGCGGCGCACGCTCCATCGATGCCGATGTCACCGCCATCAGCGTCACAGGATCGACGTCGCACACCCCGCGCTTGCACTGCACGCAGTGACGCGGGTTGTGGAACAGAGCCACCGGCGTCTGAGACGCCAGAAGCGTCTTCATGGCCGCCGTGTCCTGCAGGTTCGTGCGAGCCGTGAGAGACACCGTCCCGCGCCCCATCGTTGGCGCATAGACCACCAAGGGTGTCCCGCGGCCCGGCACCTCATGCTCCGTCACCCGCGGTTTCAGTTCACGCTGGTCCGTGCCCTGCCACAGGACATTCACAGGCTTCGCGCCCGCCGTGTCCGTCATCAGTGACAGGCCACCCCATGAGCGGACGACCGGCTCCGATTCAACCACGACGCCCCTCGACGTCGTCAGCCTGTAGCGGATCGGCGTGTTGATCGGCGCGACCGGGTCTCCAATGATGCGCTGCAAGCCCTTGGAGGACCACACGCCCCCGCGAGGAATCCACGTGAAGCCCGTGTCTGTGACACCCTCGACATAGCAGGCCGTCCCGGCGGGGACGAGCGCCGGAGGAATCACGATCTGAACCCTGGGAGCCTGCCCACCCGTCAGAATCGCAACAGGCAGAGACGACATATCGACGTCCGCCTCGACCTCACGCGACGTCGAAACACCGCGCGCGCCGGTCCACTGGTGCGTGAGAGCCCTCGAGGAATAGCCGATCCGGCTCGGCGGGGTGTCTCCGTCGAAGAACTCCCCCGCTGCTGCCTCGAGTGCCTCGCCCGGGGTGGGCGCCGCGACGATGAGGACGTCATCGACGTAGACCCATCCCGGCAGTGTCCCGCGCTCAGCCGCCGAGGTCGTGCGGGCCTCGAACCGAAGCCGCACGGCTGTCGCCCCAGATGGAGCTGTGAACGCCCAGACGGGGCGAACCCCATCCGCGCTGGCGGCCAACAGCGCCGGAGTCTTCTCCGGGACGCTGCGGCCGCCCACGGTCCACTCCGGGGCGACAGCAACCGCGAGGCCGGGGCTCGTTCGCACGAGCGCCGAGATCGCGACCGTCTGCCCGCCAGCGACAGTGACTGCCGTTGGCGCGGCAGCCGGCCCCTGCGTGCCGGGCGGCACGTCGATGGCCAGATACTGCGGAGACTGGCGAGCGTGCCCGCCCCACGAGTCAGTATCCGAGCCGATCCTCACCGTGGCCGGAGCGATCTTCGCCCATTCCCGCAGCAAGTACGCGAACGACGGATTGCGGCAAAGATTCTCACGAGCCACTACCTGCTCCTTCCAGCGAGTTGCTTACGGCGAACCAGGACGCCGGTGCTGATCGACTCGACATGCGCGCGGAACGCCTGCCCGTCGTCGAGTACAAGGTTCAGCTGCGCGCCATCGAACGACGGCACCGCGTTTGCTCCACTGGCCGCGAGCGCACTGACGTCTGCCCACTGACGGGCCGTGAGGATTGCCTCTCTCGTGCCCGTCTGGTTGACGGCCGCCGTGACTCCCGAGGGGAGCCACCCGCCGCGGTCGTACTTGCGAGCTCCGCCGTACCGGCCGACGGTCGGGGTCCCCCAGATGCCGGTGTGCCTGGCATTCAACCCGGGCCTGGGTTCCTCGATCATCTGGCCGCCGCCGGCGTAGATCGCGACGTGATGGGCAGGCGCTCCCCAGAAGAGCAAGTCGCCGGGGGCGGCCTGCGTCCAGGGGATCGGGGTGGAGCCAGACTGGTATCCGGCCGCCGTGAGGCGCGGCCACCCGAGACCGAGCTGCTGCGCGGCCCAGTAGACCAGGCCCGAGCAGTCCAGACCGGGCGGGATGCCTGATCCACCCCACACGTAGGGGACCTGCATTTGGACGGCCCGCATCGCAGCACCCACGAGTCCGGCCGATGAGGATTCCTCAGCCTTCTTCTTGAAGAACGATCCGACTCCCGCGAGGAGTGATTCGACGCCTCCTGCGCCGAGCTCGCCGATGACTCCGGGGGCGATGCCCTTCATGAGTCCTCGCACGGGCTCGGTGATGAGCTGCGCGACTGAGCCAAGCGGGTCGCGGAAGAACTCCGCGACGCCGAGTGCTGCGTCGGCAAACCACCCCGCGATGCCGCCGCCGGAGAAGTGGGCGATGCCGCCGCCGGAGAAGCCCGCAGGGGCCTTTCCCGGAGAGCCGCCGGGGCGGCGCTTCGAGGCGGCGTAGTTCGCCGCAATGATCCTGCTCGGCCCGATCTGTCGGACGAGCTCGGGGACGAGGATAGCCTCACCCGGGGAGAGCATCGCCGGGATCGTATCGTGTCCAGGACTGTAGCCAGGGACGATGCCGCCGCCGGCGTACTCCGCAATCCTAGGGACCGTCGGCAGCGTTAGCGACAAGCCGATCTTCGAGGCGACTGTTTCCACCATCGACTTCAAGCCGTTGGTGTAGACGGTGTCGATGATGAAGTTCACCGGCTTTGCTGCGACGCTCTTCACCTTGTTCCACACGGACTCGATGGCTGAGCGCATGCCGTCGAAGGTGGAGGAGACTCCGCTCGACATGGACGAGAACACGTTCGTGACGCTGTCGTAGACCCACTGGACGGCACTGCTCGCCGTGGACTTGATGGACTCCCAGACGCCCGAGACCGTGGAGGAGATCCCATTCCAGATCGAGGAGACAACACCAGCGACCGTCGTGAAGACTGTGCTGACGATGTTCCACACGGTGGTGATGTACCAGGTGACGCCCGCGACGATGAGATTCCACGCGGCCGTCACTCCCACGGAGATCGATGCCCACACTCCCTCGAGGAATGAGACGATGCCCCCGAACACGTCTGTTGCTATTCCGGCGATCCACTGCCACGTGTTAGCGATCTGCTCGAATACTGGCTTGATGACGCTGTCGTAAGCCCAGGTGAATGCCTGACAAATCGCATCCCACACGGGCTTGATGACGTTGTCATACGCCCACGTGAAGACCGCTACCCACGCCTGAATGTAGAGCTTAATCGGAGTGAGGACGATGCCGACGATGATCGCGAAAGCGGTCTTGAAGACCGTCACGATGCCGTCCCAGACAGCCGTGATTGCATCCCATGCCGTCTGCAGGGGCTGCACGACGTAGGTTGAGAAGAAGCCCGAGACGCCATCCCATGTGCCCGTCCACCACGAGGAAATTGACTCCATGGCGGACGACCACGCGGAGCTGATCCAGTCCACGAAGCTGTAGAACGCCTCAGTGATGGCCGCCCATGCCTTCCGGCCCGTCTCCGTCTGCGTGAAGAAGTAGACGAGGCCCGCGACGAGAGCGGCGATCGCCGTGACGATCGCGCCGATCGGGTTGAGGTTCATCACGACGTTGAAGGCCGCCTGCGCGGCCTTCGCGAGGTTCGTGGCCTTGACGAACTGCAGCAGTCCGCCGGCCGCCTTCACGGCGTTCACGGCACCCATGGCGGCGCTCATGCCCTTGAACGCGGCCGTGCCCGCGACGACTGCAGTCACGAGCGGTGCAACCACGTCAGTGTTCTTGCCAACCCAGTCGAATACGCTCTTGAGCGCCTCAGCGGTGCGCTGAATCATCGAGGGGCCATCCCCACCGAACGCGCTGACCATGTCCCACACGCTCTGGGCGAGCGGCGCGAACGCACCCGCGAGGTTCGTCGCCGCATCCCACCCGGACTTGAGCATCTCCCAGGCGGCCATGCCAGCGTCACGCAGGTTGAACAGGAAGTCGACGAGACCACTGTCCTCCTCGAGGCCGAAGATCGGCCCCGAGAAGTTCCCATTGGCAAGAACATCCCAGATCCCCTGAATCGAGGGAACCCCCACGTCCTTGATCCACGCGAAGCCCTTCCCGAGGGTATCCGACATCCAGCTCATGAAGGCGGTCAGCTGCGGCTTCGCCGCGTCGATCATGTCCTTGAAGCCGCCGACAATCGTTGCCTGCAAGTTGCCAGCTGCGTTCTCGATGCGAGACACGTCCGACGCTGCCGCGACCGCAACGTCATCAAAGCCCAGCTGCAGCAGCGCCTGGTTGAACTCTTCCGCAGAGATCTGCCCCTGCGACATGGCCTCACGGAAATTCCCCGTGTAGGCCCCCATATCGGACAGCGCCTGCTGAATCTTGCCGGACGCGCCCGGAATGGCGTTGGCGATCTGGTTCCAGTCCTGGGTCTGGAGCCGTCCGGCTCCGTTGACCTGGACGATAGCCAGGCCCAGGCTCTTGTAGGTGTCCTTCGTGCCACCGGACACGGCGTTGAGGTTGCCGGCGGCTTCGGCGAGGCGATCGAAGTCGTCCACGCCGTTGGCAGCGAGCTGGCTCGTGATGCCCTGGATGTCCGCCAGGTCGTACACGGTACGGTCGGCGTACGCCTGGGCGGCTGCTCCCAGTTCCTTGATCTTGGAATCGTCGATGCCCGCGAAGCGCAGGGTGTCCGCGAATTTGTTTGTGGCGTCGGACGCGGCGATAGCTTCGGACGCGAACCCGCCGATGCCGACGGCCGCGCCCAGGAGCGCGAGCGGGCCTAGCGCCGAGGTCACGAGTCCCCCGAGCGAGGTCACCCCGGCCCCGACAAGGCCGAGAGAGGAATCAACCTCGCGGGCTTCATGCTCGACGTTGTCGGCCTCTCGCACCCAGCCCTTCAGCGAGGTTGTGAATCGCTCCCAGTTGGACGGGGTCTTCGAGATGCTTTGGTCAAGCGCCTCGGTTGCTGCCTTCGCGCTGTCGGACGCGGCCTTCTCCTTGCGGAGCGAGTCCGCGTGATTCGCGGACGCCTGGTCGGCCCTCTTGTTCGCGGCCGCCGACGCTTCTCGCGCCGAGGCCAGCGCCGACTCCGCGCGAGCGACAGCCGCCGCATCAGCGGATGAGCTGGACCGCGCGGCCGCGAGCGCACGTTCGGCGCGCTCCACCGCAGAGGCGGCAGTCTCCTCCTCGGCGCGGGCTTTTGCGAGCGCCGAGGAGGATTTCTCCACCTTGGCGTGCGCTTCCTGCAGGGCTGCCCCAGCCTGCGCGGCCTCCTGACGTAGGCGCGCCGTTGACTTGCCCAGAGGGTCGGCGATCGCGTTGACGAGGTCCTTGCCGGACGCGGAGACCTGCTCCTTGAATTTTTCCGCGTACTTCTTGCCCGCATCGCCCGCCACCTGCGGGAGCTGCGTGGCCGTCGCATTCTCGATGCTCTTGAAGAACCCCCGCATCGAGGGGACCACATCGACATAGACAGTGCCTGCCTGATATACGCCAGCCACGCAGCCCTCCTACAGGTAGTTATTCAGGTTTCTTGCGGACTCCATCCCGGCATGAGAGCCGCGAGCGCCTGGTGGGCGCTGCGGTCTCGGACGCTTGTACGTGCGTCTTCAATCGCGAGCGCGGTAAGGCTCTCGGGCCGTGGGTAGGTTTCTTTACCTCCGAAGGCCGAGACCAGCAGGTCGAAGATGTCCTGCATGACCCGCACCTCGGGGGTCTGGGTTCGGAGCTGTGCCTCGGTATCGTCGTCGTCCTGTGCTTCGGCGATCGCCATTGCCGTTTCGATTGCGACCTCGGGGTCGTTGAGTATCGCTGCGACGGTTCGGCTCGTTGAGGGCAGCTCGTCGATCAGAGTCAGGAGGAATCGGTATCGGCGAGCGCGGAACAGGGCGTAGGTGTCCCAGCCCTGCTCCGCGAGGTCCGCGACGACTTGCCCCTCGTACCGTGTTAGGCGGTCGTAGAGGCGCGTCCTTCCCCCAGGGAGCCGAGCGAGGCCTCGTAGTGTTCAGAGGCCTTTCGCATGAGGAGCAGCATCTGGCGCAGAGTCAGATGCTTGGTGACGAATGCGGCGTCGTCCTCCGAGAGCCACTTGGAGATGACCTCGGTGGCGCGCTTTCCGCCGCTGAGGTCTTGGAGGAGGTCTTCGCCGGCCTCGGGGCTCAGGCCCAGGGGGTCCGGGAAGGTCACGACTCGGTTGTTGATCCCGAAGGTGAATGGGGTGACCTCTGCTGCGCCATCGAGGTTGTTGAGGGCGGCGAGGGTGAGGGTGGGGGTGATCTTGTCTGCCATTGGTGTTCTCCTAGTTGGTATATGTCAGTTGTCGCGGCGCTGGGTGCTGGCGGGCGGGGCGGGCAGCGTCGGCGTGGAGTCTTCGGTCTCTGCGGGCTGGGCTTCGGCCCATCCCTGTGCGCGCAGAGTGTTCGCGTCGGCTGCGTCGTCGGTGACTCGCGTGAGCACGAGTTCGTCCCCGCCGTCCGTCTTGATCGTCTTCGTGAAGGTCAGCTGGTCCATGCTTGTCCTATCCTGTGGTGTTCTCCTGGGGGTGGTAGCGGGCAGAGGCCGGAGGGAGAACATCCCCGGCCCCCGCCCGCAGTATGTGTCAGACGCTGAAGCCCGTGATGTCACGGTGCTTGAGCATCGCCGAGCCACCGTAGTAATTACGGCAGGCGGTGCCTGCTGTCTCGTCGGCGAATGCCTTGAATTCGAGGTCGCCAGTAATGGGGTCCGTCGCCTTGAGCGAGATCGTCGGCATTGAGACGAGCTTGGCGCGCGTGAAACACCAACCCATCAGCCACTCGTCATCAGCAGGGCCGTCGGCTGCGACGATCAGCAGACGCTTCTCCGGGATGGAGGGAAGAAGCGGATCGTCGAAAACGACTTCTCCCGTGGTCGCGTTTGCCTTGACCTGCGAGAGGTCAATGCCGTGCGTCAGGCTCAGCATCTCCTTGCGGAAAAGCTCGAAGATGTTGAGCTTGATCGTCTTGGTTGCCTTGGTCAGGTCAGAGCGCACAGGCTCTGCGTAGCCCAGGCCGTCTACATCATCCACGGATACGTCAGGCGTGATCTCCCCGCCATCGGTCGTGAAAATTCCCAGCGGAGTCCAGTCCGCGGGGAGTTCCTTCATCGCACCGCTTGCGCCTGTCAGCGCCTCCGGGACAGCGGTCGTGAGCGGTGCGACAAACGCCAGGACGTTGAGAGCCTTCCTGACGTTCTTAGACTTGTTGTGCTTCCTCTTCAGCGCTTCAATGGTCGTGGTATCGGCCATATCAGTTTCCCTTCCAGATCAGATTGGTTAGTCGGTGGGACGTTGAGTGACTTCCACGCTGAGGCCCACCACCTCAACGACGCCATAAGCGGCGCGCACCCCCAGGCGAGACGGCACAGAAGCCTCATCCACCCACCCAGAGGCCCCCACCACAGGACGAACTGACAGAGCATCCACAACCTCATCCGCGAGCGCCTCCGCGCCGCCGACGCCTGGCCCTGTGGGGGTCTTGGCGTACACGTCGACGGCAACGGAGGTGATGCGCTCGAAATCGAGGTCCTGGGATTGGGTCGCGTAGACATGCACGAGCGGCATAGGCCACGTGTCCGGGAGGCTGCCCTCCTGGATCACCCGTACTGTCTTCGCTCCCGTTGCTGAGGTGATCGCGTCTCGCAGTACCTGGACGGGGTCCGTGTACTTCATGAGCGTCCTCCTCGTCGTGCGCGCTTGGAGCCCGCAAGCTTTCCGAGCGTGTGATGCCCGGGGACGCGGCGCCCGTCTCTGGCGAAGTGCCCGAACTCGACAGGCACGGCGTGTGGGGCATCGTTGATGACACGGCCGACAGCCCTGCGAGACGAGCCGTTTCGGCGCGTCTTCACAGTTGCCGTCACAGCCTCGACCCTGTACGCCTCGGTGAGTACCCGGTCCCTTTTCGGAGCCGCTGCTGCCGCCGCCGCACGCAGCGATTCGGCTTCGCTGACCATTGCTTCACTGATCGACGCAGACTGTAGAAGCGCCTCGATCGCGGCCGAGCTGACCACGAACTTGACTGCCATGCTCACCTCCGAGAGATCACGACAGCCGTGCCGCGCGGCCACGGCGAGGCTGGCTCCTCGACCCTCCACGTCCCGCCGAGAGGGTGCTCAGCCGGGACACGGATGGCATCCCCGACGCTCAGTGTTATTCCCCTCGGGAGGTAGAGTGTCGCCGTCTCGTCTGCCCGCTCAGAGGCTGCCTGATCAAGGAGCCCCGGCACAGTGAACTGTCCCGGCGCGATCAGGCACCCCCCGATGAGGCGCGGCTTCGATTCCTCGACGAGGTAGCCGTCCCCGTCACGATGGACGGCTCCTTCTACCTGAATCGGGGTCTTCCATTCCTCCATCACGTCAGGCCCCTCCCATCACCCAGACATGCCCGGCACGTCGCGGCCGGTACGCATCCGCGAGCGCCTGGTCGTCGGGGGAGAGGAGAGCCTGACCGCCGACCGCCCATGTGGCGTACTGGCGGGACTGCGTGAACGGTCCCGTCGTCTCGGTCATCTGGGTTGCCCCTTGAGCGGCGGCGTCAGGGATGAGGAGGATACGACGCACGCTGTCCGCGAGCTGGAGTCGAACCGCTGCGGGGACCTCGGCGAGGCCTGCCGTGTAGGTGACGACGACGAACTCGCTGCACCACGCTCGCACGTAGATGTGCCCATGCCGTTTCTCGTACGCGACGGGCGCCCCCTCGTCAGTGAAGACCGCGAGCACCTCCACGAGAGGCGCCCGTGTGGGGAACACTCGGCCACCGGTGTCTACCTTCAGGCGGTGTACATACGTCTCAACCGCGAAGGTCTGGCGCGCACGCATCCGGAACGCCGCGGAGAGCTTGTCCGCGACGAAGAGAGCGCGGGGCTTCTCCTCGTCGCGCAGCGGTCGTCCGAGCGCCGCCTCGATATCCTCGATGTCGACGAGAGGTGCGCTCATGTTCGCCCTCCTCTACTTCTTGGCCTTCTTCGCGTCCTCGTCCTCGGGGGGCTGCGGATCCTCGTCGACAGGGGGCTGCGGATCCTCGTCGACAGGAGGCTGCGGATCCTCGTCGACAGGCGGCTGGCTCTTACCCTCGCCGGTTGACGCGCCACTGGGGTCTTCGTCGATCGCGGACAGGAGGCCGGCCGCAATCATTCCGGTCGCGACCGAATCCTCGAGCTCGAACTCGATTCCATTGGTGCCTTGGACTCTCATCATGCCGCCTTGAAAATCTGAACTGCCGTCGGACGCAGGACCGCGCCGCCGTACACGTGCAGACCGCGAATGCGGTCCGCAAACGTTGCTTCGGCGCGCATGCTCTCGGTCTTTTCGACCTGGGATACGTAGGCGATCGCCGGCTTGTAGAAACCGATGGCCATGGGCTTGGTGTTGTCCATCCACGAGCTGGTGACGACGTCGAAGCCCAGGAGGCGACCGATCGTCGCCTCGCGCAGGCCTTCCGTCATGTTCGACTTGTCGAAGCTGGTGAGCTTCGACCCGTCAGACAGGAGATACTCTTCAAAGGCGGCGTTGATCAGGAGCACGCGGTCCGTGGCCGGGACCTTCGCGGCCGAGAGCTTGCCGCGCAGCTTCAGGATCGCAGCGTAAGCCGATGCCCAATCTGTCGGGTTCGCGATCCCTGTCGTCGTCGTGCCCTTGGCGGTGAGCATTGCGGTGAGGAAGGTTTCCGCGTCCTCCACCAGACCTGTTGCGGCAGACTTCGTGTAGGCGTCCAGTGACTGATTCACCTGCGCGCGGTCGATGTCATCGACCAGGAAGTCGAAAGACTTCTCCTGGTCGATGGTCAGCTCAATACCCGTGGACTCCACGGCGTCCGGCACGGTTGTGCGCGGGATCTTCCCACCACCACCGGCGCGCTCGACGACGCCCGTCTTGTAGTCCTTAATCTTCACATCCACAATCCCCGGGATGTGCAGCTTTGCCCCGGCAGTGAAGGCACTCTCGTACTGACGGTTCGCCATACCTACCAGTACGGCGTCGTTGTGGAAGTTCTCCAAGATGGATGCGGACCACAGTTCCGGAATGAAATTGTCGAGGCTCATCGCCCCTCCTTTCCGGGCACCCCTATGCGATGCCCATGATGTTGTTCAGTTGCCCGTCCTTACGGGCCTTGAGGATCTCTGCGGGGGACATCTTCTTGAGGTCCTCCCTAGTCAGCTGCTTAACAGCTCGGATTTGTTCACCACGAACGCCCGCGTCAGACGAGGGCGCCCCCTTCGGGGTCTGCGCTCCACGCCACGCGAGGAGACGGTCAGCCGATGCTTCCAGTTCCTCCTGCGAGGTCCCAGAGAGCAGATCCGCGTCCACGCCCTTTGCGGCCGCCACCTGCGCCCGCAGCACCTTCGTCTCGAGCGCGGTTGCACGCGCTTCCGCCTTAGCTGCCGCTTCCTGAGCCTTCTGGAGCTCGGACTTGCCCTGCTCCTGAGCCTCGTCATAGAGCTTCGCCTTTTCGGCGTTCTCCTTCATCCGAGCCTCGTTTTTCCTCGACAGTTCCTTCCACTTGCGGGCCTCTGCCTCCCAGTCAGTCTCCTGCGCCTTTTCGGCAGCGCCGTCAGCCACGCTCGCAGCCTGCGCCTTGGAGACCTCTCCTCCTGCGTCTGCGGACGGGGCGCTGACAAAGCGCAGGTAGGGACGTAGGTTCAGGTGGTTCTTCATGGTGATTCCTCCCATTCCGGGTACACGAAAGCCCCCACACCGTTACGGCTGGGGGCTGGTTGGGTATCAAAAAACCGACCCGGGCATTACGTCCGAGGTCGGCTAGTTTGAGCATTATGTGGTAAGGACGGCCCGCCTGCCCGTGAGATTTCTCCCCGGTGGGCTGGCTGCCGTCCTCACTGGAATTGTATCACAGTTTCGAGAATCTGTGTAGCCTCGCGTCCTTTGTGATGACGATCAAATCTACGATCATCGATTTACCAGCGAATCTGCGGCCTGCCTGCGCTAGTCCCAGCTCGTCATCCAGGCCAGACCTCCGCAGGTCAAGGACAAGCCGTTGAGCTTGCTTACCGGCTCGTCTGAATTGGTCCGAAATGGTGTTGTCTGTCGCCCCTGTTGGTGCTTTGAATTCCCATATCTGCTGATTCATTTCCACGTCTGGGTTCTTCACGCCTTCCTCGCGCGAATCTATGCGGAACAGCACGTCCATTCCCTCTTCCGCGAGGCGCAGCGCCGTGAGCACCTCATGCTCACTGGGTGGTTTTCTGGCCGAAACTGCCGGGATGAACACCCGTCCGTCCCCATGCCCCGGATACAGGAATTCTCCGGGAATCCCTGTGACGTCCCCACCCTCGTACTGAAGCGTCTTATGCCATTTTTCGGCAGGAACGCTCATCAGGCGCTTTAAACGATCGGAGTCGTCCGGCGGTTGTGCTGTGGTCTTCTTCGGGGGCTTGGGAGGCTTAGGCGGCTCAGCCCCACCCGCCTTGGTTTTAGGCTTGACCTTGGGCTGCGCCCACGACAGCGTTGGCCCATACTCGCCGTGTTCGCGGACCGTCAGGAGCTTTCGGTAGTCCGGCGTGCGGCCGCCCCGATCCGATGTGCCGAGGCGGTCTTCCGTGATCTGGTGGACCTGCTCGAGCAGATCCTCGTCAATCACTTGATCCACCGCCAGGCCTGGGGGCAGCGGCTGGACCCCACAGTCGCACCTGGGATGAATCGGCATCAGATCGCCCCGGTGATACCGCTGGGTCGAGGCGACGACGCACAATGCACAGTTCTCACGCCCCGTGAGAATCCGCCGATAGTGCTGCCCCGCCGACGGATACGCCCGCATCGACTGCCGCGACGCATGCGTCTTTGCCAGCTGCATGTCCCCGCCAATCAGCTGCGTGAGCCTCAGACGCCCCTCAGCCGCCGCCTGCGGAAGCGGCTTCCCAGCCGCGAGCGCGGTGTATACGTCGACCGCTGGGCGCCGGTAGACGGTGCGCGGGTCGACGCCGCGAGCGCCGATGATCTCGTCCTGGTCGATCGGCGGGAGGACGACCTTCCAGCCGAGCTCGACCGCGCAGCGGGCGAGGTAGGCGCGGGTCAGGTCAGCGACGCGCAGCTGACCCGCGATCACTCTGGGGGTGATCGCCTCGATCATGTCCTCCACGGCGCTGGCGCGGTAGTGCGGCAGGGAGTCCCAGTAGGCTTCGCCGAATGCGGTGATCTGGGTGCGGATTGCGTGGACCTGAGCGTCGTACGCCTCGGCGATGCGGTTGAGCGCGTCCAGGTCCGACATTGTTTACTTCTCCTCGAGGTCGACGGACTGTGTCTCTGGGAGCCGCAGTGCGACGGGCACGGCCCCGGTGAATCGGATGCCGTCGAGGCCGACGACCTGCGAGGCCGACTCGGGGGCGACGCCGGCGCGGATCGCCGTGCCGAGGGCGGCAAACCTGAGTTTCAGGT